CTTCAATTGTCCTTTCGTAATTTCAGCGTAAACGCCGCCGTTTCGATACACGACAAATTTGTCGCGTGGATTCTTGCGTCCTTTTTCGGATGTCGATGACGATGGGAAATCCGTGATTCCGTCGCGATATGCTTTCAACATTGGTTTCAATGATGCCCGCGCAATGCGTCGGATTTGCGCCGTTGTGACGCCGTCGTGTAATTCTTCCAACTCTTTGAATGCGCGTTCGAATTCCTTTTTGATGTCCTTTTCATCAAAACCAATGAATGAACCGCCGCCGCCACGACCTTGGTTTGAACCTTTGATTCTTTGAAACGTATTGAATCCCATTAGTCTTTCAATGTTGTCACAATCTTCATGAACGATTCACGCGCGTCGGCGTTTAAAATCGCATCGATTGTGTAGGTTTTTGAATTGTAGACAATGCGCCACGTTTCTTGAATGTTTGAATCATAGCGGATGAAAAAATGAACACGCTTTGTGGCGACCATCTGGTTGCCTTCTTCACCTTCCGTTCCGCTTTTTTCTTCGACCTTTGCCCATCGGGAAAATGCCGTTGAAAAAACGCCAACATCTTGACCAAAGGAATCCACGTCGGCGGATTGCCGTGTGAAATCAATTCGTCGGTCTAATTGTCCAGCGTGGTCAATCATTAGAATGTGAATATTCGATAAGGGTTCCACAAATATTCCGACGCCGTTGGCAATGCCTTGACGCGGTCATTGCGTTGGTCGTACAAATCCGAAATCACCAACATCATTCCTTGAATCAATGGTTTGGGAATGGATGACACATCCGTCCCAACAACATAACGAACAATGACTTGATTGACGACACCCGCCGCCGCAAACCATCCCGCGGTCGATTGAATTCGTGCGGGTTCGCTTATCGTGTCAATGATATATTGGTCGGCCGCGATTGTAACTTCGGAACCTATTTCATCCACATATTTGACCGATGTTATTGATGCAACGGGACCGCGTGACAAATAGATGAGATTTGACAAATTTTCCCATCTGTTCATTGGGAATTTGTCAAAGTATTCATCAATCGTGGTGGTCACCAAAATGCGTCGCGTGTATTCTTCACACATTTGACGTGATGCCGTAATCAATGCCGAAATCAATGTGTTGTCATCGCTATGGTCAACGCGAAGAAAATTCTTCGCTTCCGTCAATGTGATTGGTTCGGACGCCGCCGCCGTTACAATATCAAAGGCCATCTATCGTGTTTGTTTTGATGTGGTTTTCTTCACCGCTTTTTTCGCGCGTTTCTTCGGTGGTTCTGGGACCGCCTCACAAAGACCCGAATTCAAAAACTTTCGTGCTTCGGCTTCGGGTAAATCCACCACGTCATCAACGACGTGGTGGAATGTATTCCCGACAACCGATTGGTTGAACTTAACTTTCATTATTTACCAGAAAGTGCTTTGATTGCGCGCGTGTCAACCGCGTGTCCGTCACGTCTGGCACTAACGAGGAATCCGATTTCCATCTCATCCATGTAGCGTTCGTCAAGACGAACCAAGTTAACACCACCCGCACGACGAACAACGTATTTGTCGAAATCTGCCGCCAACAATACTTTTTCAGCCGCGGCCAAATCGCTATCCATATCGTTGTTGTAATAAACATTGTACCCGAACAATTTGTCTGGCTCACCCGCCGTCATCGATGGGATGAAGATTGGGAAATCGTTTGAACTACCCACGCCAAGTTTTTGAATGGCCGCCATGATTGTTCCCGAACACATAAGGCCGAAAGACGCTTTGTTTCTGTAGCTTGGGTCAATTGAATGGATAAGATTCAAAATATCTTGTGCAACCAATGCGCCCGATGTGGCAACTTCCAAAGAACCCGTTGATTCTGCAACGATTCCTTTTGGCTTGTCTGTTCCGTTACCCGATGTGAAATCGATGTTTGTAGCGCGTGCAACACGCTCGCCCAACGCTTCAACCAAGAAAGAATCAAGATTGAAACCAGCATCGTCAATCAATTGCTTTGATACACGAACTAAAGACGTGTAGTTGTAAGAACTGAACGCAACGTTTCCGAACGTCATGTCGGTCGCAGTTGTTGCAACGCCTTCGCCTTTGATTGCCGCATCGTTGCCCGTGTCGTTGATGGTTGGGTAGTCTAACGGATTACCGCTTGCCGTGTCCAATTTTTTTGGCCAACGCTTCAACTTGACCCGTGAATTCTGTTGCAACGTCTAACACACCGCTGAATCCTTCTGGCACTAAGAAACCACCAGCCGCGCCCGTGGTTGTCAATTGTGCGCGTTCTTCAGCGTTTAGACCCGCTAAACCTCTTTTTAGGTATTTACCGAAAACCGCCGTGCGTGATTGCTTTGGTGATGCTTCGCGTGCTTCAGCGTTTGCCGCCAATTCCTTTTTCATGTCCGCCGCACGTTCCAACGTTTCGATTTGCGTCATCATTGAACGCGCGTCGCTTTCCATTGCGTCGAATTTTTGTTGTTCTTCGGCGTTCAATGAACGACCTTCCTTTTGGGCGTTGTCAACAAGTGACATTGCACCCTTAATCAATTCGGCTCTTTGGCCTCTTAATTCGATGTTTTTCATCGTGTTAAATTTAGAATTTTACTTTTATACAAATAAATATTGGACACTTCTTCGCCATCGTTTGAACCAGAATCACCCGCGTTGGGTGGTGTTGTTTCAATTGGTGGTGTTTCCGTTTCCAAATCGCGTTTCAATTCCGATGTCGCCATTTGGTACGCGGGCATTGCCACGGGGGAAACATCAATCAAACGTGATACCTTTTCAATGATTCGGTAGGTTTTGCCGTCGCGTTCTTCCCATCTGTCTTGACCGATTAGGAATGCGAACGACGATTGATTGATGTCGCCGCGCTTCATCAATTCAACCAAATCATTGGCATAAGTTGTGTTGGGCAAATCGACTTCGTAATACAAACCGCGTTTGTCTGTTCCGATTCTTAACGTGCCACTTGACACACGCCCCAACAAATAATTTTCGTCATGGTTGTAATATGCGCGAACGTCGTCATTCAACACGTCGTCGAATGCGCCTTTTTCAATCTGCTCATAATACCCCATGAATTCGGAATCCGAATCGTAA